AAAGAATGTTTTAAGAAAGTCCTGCCCAAATGCCATGTGCTAATTAACCGCTGACTACGTTGTTTACAGTACGTGCAACAGTAGCACCAACACCAGAACCAAGCGGAGTCTGAAGAGCGTTATCGAAGCGAATCTGCATTGTAATAGTTACGGCTTCACTTGAAGCATAGTTCAAGTCGTTGTAGTTAACGTTAGACAAGTAGCAACCATACAATTCCCAAGTTTCAAGAACCACTGGAGTATATGCACCATTACCGCCGTCTAGAATTTCACACTTGGTAGTAAACTTATAGTCAATACCAGAAGCGGCACTGGCCTGCTCATAGAAATCCAACTGCTTCTGTAGTTGTTCCCCGACTAAGCGAGCAACTTGACCACTAGCGTCGTCACGTAGGTTAACAGTAACTTGTTCCCAACTGTGCTTACCAGCAACATATAATTTGCTGTTGTAGATATCAATTGGAATTTCTTCAAATGTTACCGATGGGCGGGTAAAGTCAATTACTTGCTTTGTTAATTCAGTACGCGGTGTCGCAATACCGAAGTTTTCGAATATCGCACGAAAGCGATATTTAAGTTTTGGCATTAACAAACCTTGGTTGGGATTACTTTGATCACTTGCCAAAGGAACTGTCATTCTGCTAATAGATGCTACGGCCATATTAAAATCTCCTATATGTAATTATTTATGGCAAGCGGTGTCTAAAAAAATGGGGCACAGGCCCCATTTTTCTGCATTGTAATGCCATACAACCATTCTTTAGGCAGCGGTTGCGCCACCACCAGAAATAGTACCAGTGTTCTGTATACGAACTGGAATGTAAATAAATTCAACTGCCTTAACAGGTTCAATTGCAATATCAACATACAATTCGTTACGATCAATACGAGCTGGTGTATTGTTGCTTTCGTCACAGACTACCAGGTAATCGTAGATACCGCGCTTTGCTACCAGATCAATCATTAATCCATCAATAGCATTGCTGATTTCATTACGAGTAATCTGATCGTTTGGTTCAAATACAAATTGCTTACCAATCTCCATTAAACGTCCACGGATGAATGCAACTAAACGTGCTACGTTAATACGATCCATTGCACTAGTCATAGCACTCTCGGTCTTATTACCATAGTTTGTAATACCCACACCTGGAATAAACGTAATTGGATTAATCTTGTGTTCATACAAGATGTCTCGTACACTTTGTCCTGTTGCAATAGTCACAAACTCACCTGTCAGACTGTTGATGTAACCGATGCGTTCTGCATTGTCAACAATACCACGACGTACACCAGCTGGTGCTAACCATGGAAATGCTACTTCGTCACTGCGAACAATTGTGCGTAACATCATGTGGCTCGATGGCTGAACAACTTGTCCACCGCTCAAGTCAGTGGTCTGACATTGTGGGTAGAATACGCCAAGGTATGGATCGCTAGTAGTAATACCATCTTCTCCACCGATGCCTAATCCGCCTTTGTTTGTAGCCCAGTCAACTAAACTGTTACCATCTGGTCCAAGACGCAATGGTGTATCTCCAATTACAAACGCAGTATTATTACGCTCGTTGTTTAGTGCTACCATGTTAATCATCAACTCAGGATACTGTGGGCAAGCAACCAAGTTAAATTGTTGTTGCTCTTCACGTAGTGTGTCTTGTGTGTCAATTGCTGATTTCAGTGCGGCAACAATAATTTCACGTTGTGCTTTACGTCCCATGAATGGGCTACCATCACTCTTGTTACCGCTAGCTGTTACCCAGGTATTAGTCTCAAGTACTGCCCAGTAGTCGCTGTCAGTTGGTGTGTTACCTGTACTGTTATCAATACAAACATAAATTACACCGTTGTACAGAGTTTTATTTCCAACAACATAAGCAGTCAATGATGAATATGGATCAACACTAAAGTCTTGTGGGTTAAAGTAGCCGACGCTAAATTCTTTAACATTGTATCCACTGCGACGAGTATTCCATAACAACATACCAGCTGGATATAAATCTGCTTCTGGCGCATCTAGGTCTAGATAATCACTGCTCAACAAACTTGTAATTGTTGGATATGCATCAGAAATAGGATTAGTTGTTCCATTTGGTGCCCAACGTGCATCAGCAAACAATACACCGTTTTGACTAGTCTGGTCAGTGTTATTAATAGCAACCCATGTGTCAGCACCGCTGACGTCTTCGTAACGATAAATCAAAGGATAATTTTCTAAATCAGCGGTGTCAATCCACAAATCGCCGTGTACCAATGGTGTACCATCTGTTTGTGTGGTTGGCTGTGATGCGCTGATAATTGGACCGTTGGGGTCGGTTACAGTTAGGTCGTAACCACGAACATCATTGTCAACTGTTCTGTAACCTGCCCAGCCATTACCATCTTGAATCATGATGTCAGCTTGTGTAGCTGATGAATAGTACCATAAGCGTCCATTTGCAGGATCTTGATCTGGTGCGCTTGCACTAGCTGTATACTCTAATGCTACCCAGTTTGAAAGAACTAATGCACTAGTAACATCGTCTGCGTTTGAGTAACGAACTCCAGTTACCATTGTATTAATACCAGCATCCCCGACTGGATCATTGGTTGTGCTCAGTAGTTCAATTACACCACCGCGACTATGGACCATAGAAATTGATCCGTCTGAGTTTACATTTGCTGAAACATAAGGAACATTTCCACTGGAAACTGCGGCAACAAATGCAGCCGATGTAGTTCCACCAACTGTTACTTCAACTGGAGTGCTCATTGTGCTACTATTTGGTGCGCTGGCTGAAATAGTAAATGTGCTACTGTTTGTAAATGTAGGAGTAGTAGTATCACCAGTGATAGTGGTAGCACCAGTAGATAATCTCTCAAAAATTTGTAGAGTAAATGTGTTATTGTTGTTTGGTAGTTCGGGCGCCACGTTGTACTGTACATAAACAGTACCAGCAGTAATGTTTTTACCACCACCTGAAGGATCTAATCCTTTGTTAGCGGCTGCATCATCTTGGTAGATTGGGGCAGTTTTTGTAACAAAGCTAGCTAATACAGTACTGTATTCCTTGACCGTGATACTTGCGCCTGCATTTACAGCAGTTACCATATTCCAGATTGAACCAGTTGGGCGTGGCTGACTGTCAGACAATCTCCAACGTGGAACAGTATAGTTAGGGCTTTGTTGTAGTGCTGGAGCATAGTAAATTTGAGGTGGAATACCCAACTGTCCTAGCAATGACAAACTACTGTCCTGATCAATATTAATAATGCCGCCGTCAGCTGATGATCCATCGCTTTCTGCGCTTGAATTAGCAGATAATACTAAACGGTTACTGCTGTCAATAGAAGCAACTACACCAGGAATTGTAGCGGCATTGATATCAGTTACTAAGTTTGCCAACGTATTGTTTGGCGATGATCTTGTTGATACGGCAGCTCCGTTAATGACAATTACCTGTGTTGCTAACAACGTAGTTGTAATTGAATTTGTTCCTTGTACAGTTGGCCACTGTTGTTTCCAGTCATCAGATCCAACTAGATACCATGCATTATCAGTTGACTTGTAGTAAACCGGATTCTTGGTATTTGTTGCAACTACAGCGTAGTCGCCAATTGATCCAATACTGGCCTTAGGCACGCCCATAGTTAAATCAGCTGTGTCTGTGATCACCATTGGTGTTTGTGAACTAAACGCACCAGTAGTTTGATTCCATTGTAGGATACCCCAAATACTTGACGTTGTATCTAGCCAGTATGTGCCATTAGTTGGTGCGCCGGTTGGGCGAACTAAACTAGCAGTTAATGCCGATAGGTCAACATCAGCACGTTGAACATAAGCACGATTACTAATACCCAACACTGAGTGTGCGGCAAGCAAGCCGTACTCGTTGAGTTCGTAACCATTGATTGGTGTTCCAGCTGTGGTTTTGTAGAAGAACGGATTGCCGAATGTTGCGGCAAGATCACGCTGGCTAGTGATTAAATACACTTTACCTGCGTTAACTTTTAATGTTCCTGCCGCCACACCAGTTCCGGTTCCCGAAACTTTGTTCTGTGCAGTAGCAAGAAGAATATACGGTACCGAATTTGTTGCGGCAGGTATATAGTTAGACTCGTCAATAATTGTGACTTGTACGCCTGGGGATACTAGTGCCATAATTTCATCCTTTTAAAATGGTTATCAATATTTACCGAATAAGGCAAAACTTAGGTGGTTACGGGTACCTTAATTAAGGTTCGTTCCATAAATACCAGTATGAGACCACTATGTGAAGTATGTAAAAAGAACTTTTCCGCTGTAAACGGTTATCACAACAATAAAATTTACTATCGTAAACGATGTAACACTTGCATACGTCGTGGAAAAAAACTTACGCCACAAAAACCAAGATGGCAACTAGCAGGTTATAAGAAAAAAGCCGCATGTGATAGGTGCGGCTTTAAGGCTAGACATCCTAGTCAATTGCTAGTATATCATGTTGATGGCAACTTAAACAATTCAGAATTAAGAAACTTAAAAACTATTTGTCTTAATTGTATTGCTGAAATTAACCGCCTTGATCTTCCATGGAAGCCCGGAGACCTTGAACCAGATCATTGATTTGTTGGTACAAGTGATCCATGGTTCCGTTATTATCAACTACAGCATCAAACTCTGTGCCTACCCAGGCTGTTTCACTGGCATGTATTTTTAAATCTTCCAAGCGTTTTTTGCCCAACGCCCATCCCATATTATGATCACCTTTGTTTGCGTTTAATGCATGCTCATACCAGTCGGGTTCTGGCCCACGAACAACCCGTACAACAATTCCACCTTGCGCTTTAATTGCAAGAATTTCATTGGAAAAACGACAATCGCTGATCACTACATCATCTTTGCTAGATCTTAGTTTATTTTCTAAGCTAGCAATCCAAATATCGTCGTGAAATCCTCTGCGGCATACTTCTGTACCCCAAAATTGAAGCATTAATCTTGGGGTTAGTTCCGGAACACCCAAGCGGGCGGCCCACCAAGGATCTACTTGTTCACGCCATTCACGAGCTTGTTTTGTACGGCCTTCAAGCATGGTTCTGTCCCATCCAAATACACTTGCCACCGCATCTTTCAATGTGTTAGCAAAGCTTTCTCGTCTAAATTCATGTATATTAACCAGATAGTCAGCAATGGTATCTTTACCACTGCCAATGAATCCGCAAACGCCAATAATCATTGAATAATCCTTATTAAAATTTAGGTAAGTGAGCGGAAATTTCATCTGCCCAAGAGTTCATGCCGGGATGAGTTAAGTGCATATTGTCACTAGAAATTAAATCATTTTTAATTCCGTACTCAAACGGTGTAATATTAATGTACTTGTTCCAGTCTAAAAAGCTCAAATAACCATCTGATTTAGACACAGCTGATCCTAGTGCAGGAGCCCAATCAAAATCGTTACTAAAGATATTGTATATAAAACTAAATCTATAGTCAATTTTTTGTGACTCTAAAAATGAATGACAGGCTAAAATTTTTTGTGTCGATTGTTCTACTAAAAAATTTTCGTTGGTACTAAGATACTGTAGTTTAAAAAACTTATCAACTTCAGGATGATACGAAGGTGCAACATTGCCTTTATATTTAAAAAAATTCCCTCCAGAAAAAACTGCAATACCATCCTGTGTTGGGCCAACTAGGGCATCTTTAAATACCAAGTCCTTGGTTTCTTTTGGAAAGTATGCTTCTCTGCGACGAATTCCTGACCACAGAATAAAGACAAAATCTGGTTTACCGTTAGTTCGTATATCGTCAAATATGCTAAATCCAATAAAGTCATTGCCTGCGCCGCCGCGGGCCCTGTTTGTAACTGAGCACCCTTGAAATAAATGTTCAGGCCAATGTTGTCTAACTGTATAACTACAACCTGATACCAATATTTTTTTCATACTAATTCTTTAATTTTAAGTAGTTCCAGACTGTCGTGTAACAGGTCAATTTGTCTGCGACAATCTTCAAGAGCATGGTGACTGGCTGGATATTTGTCAAGTCCAGGGCACAATCCGTAAACTGTTCTAGCATCACGAACAACATAAAACTTCCAGGGCAACGGAATACTGTAACTCTTGTAGGCATGCTCTAGAATATTCATGTCAAAAGTAGGACCGTTGGCCCATATTCTTTTGCTGTGCCAAATAAGCTTGCCCAGTTCTTCTAACGATTGTTTTAGTGGAATCCTACCTTCTTCGGCAAATGCTTCTTCTCGGGCCGCAGTAGGTTGAGTGGCCCACCAATCTATAGTGCCTTGCTCAATATTACGCCCTTCTTGGCTTTCAATATCAATTCTGGCATAATACTGCTGATTGTAATACCCGCGAGTAAACGGATCAAATGCCTGTGCGGCAATGGTTAAAATGCAAGCTTCGGGGCCTGTGCCTACTG